ATGAATTTATAAGTGGTTATTTTAACTGGCGTTGCTTATTTAATATCCAACAGCCCCCCCCCCCAATCAATTGAATCCGGTATAATTAGTATATATAAAAATGGATGAATACGGTTGGTTCCGTGAAGATGGTAAAAAATTACCAATGTCTCATAAAGATCTGACTACATTGGTTGGAAACAAGAACATACTTAAAGCAGTTAATATTGAAATATTGGATGTTTCACACAACCGATTAACAAACTTCGCAGGAATTGAATCTCTCGCAACTTTAAAAGAATTATTTGCTGACTTTAACAAAATAACAAGTTTTGTTGGCGCAGAGTTATTGGTTAACTTAGAAACTGTTGCGATTAACAGTAATGAGTTGGTAAATTTTCCGGATCCCAAACCTTTGAAAATGATAAAAAAATTATCTGCGAGAGATAATAAATTAGCAAATTTAACAGATGTTGACTCACTCATGCAATTAAACACTTTGGATGTTTATGAAAATCTATTTACAAGTCTTGCTGATATTAACCAGCTTACTAATTTAACATCATTAAATATTGGGTATAATAATTTAACAAATTTATCTGGTATTAATAAATTAATAAATTTACAAAAATTATCTGTTGATGGCAACAAATTAACAAATCTTACTGACATATACCAATTGGTTAACTTAACCGCATTAAGTATTAAAAATGTTCAGTTAAAAAGTATCACAGGTATCTGTAAATTGACTAATCTGGAAACATTAGACGCGGTGGGTAATAAATTAACGAATTTATCCGGTATTGACAAATTAGTAAATTTACAATATTTAGGTGTAGGTGATAATAAATTAACAAGTCTTGTAGATATACTCCAGTTGGTTAAATTAACAACATTAGTCATTCACGGTAATAAATTAAAAAGTCTTGCCAATATCAGTCAACTGACTAATTTGATCTTATTAGATGTTAGGAGTAATAAATTAAAGACTATTATGCATATTCTTAAATTTAAATCGCCAATCAATCTTTGGTGTGACGGTAATCCGTTAGTGCCGCCCAATCGGATAAATTCAATCAAATATATCGATAAAAATAAATTTATCAATTATAACTATTGGCAAAATTGCAACAAATTCCCAAGACATTTTAAAATATTAGTCTGTGCAATTTTAAAAAATTTGTTAATAATTGATTTTGAAAACGATGAAACCCATTTATGCGTAGCCTTTCGATAAAATTAAATCAAAAATATTAACATATTAATTATTTTTTTAACTATCATTGATTATTTTTTTAAAAAGTTCCCTGATATTTTTGAGGGGTTCGGGGAACTTTTTAAAAAGTTCCCCGATTAAAAAGTTCCCCGATCCCTACGATTGAATCAGCATATTCCATTAAGCATAAACAAATACATTATATACACAATGTCTGAATCTGCATCATCCAAAGTAACAACCAAGAAGGAATCTGGCTCTAAATTTACCGATTTGCTCGGAAAGATCGTGAGAGCCAATGTAATCACATATATTGACGCAACCAACAATGCCGCTAAGTTCAAGGCCGACTCTCCCAATGAGATTCGCCCATTGGCCTTGTTGTATGGTCCTGCCGCTGATAAAACTACCAAGTTCAAGGAGGTTGGATTAGCACCACCATCTGTGAGATCTACTATACAAGAGATTGTTCACAGAGTGATCGACGAAATTTCCGAATTTCCAGATGACAGTGAATTGGTGTCTGAAGATTCAAACAGCTTTCTATTTCTTGTAAATAGCTTCAATCTTACATTTCCTGAAAATTTGCAATTAGAAGCCAAATACAAGAATATCAATGACAATGATTTACTTGCGGCCATCCAGGCGCGCAATGATTTCATGCGTCAGAAGGCTAATCTCTCATTGAGTTTGACCAAGATCATTACTGCGTTTTTGCAAACATTGGCATACCGAATGTTCGAATTGTCTAGCACTGAGAACAAGCCAACTGCATTTGATGTCTACAAGTTCGAAACCGCCATTGCGGTGATGACAACTGCAGTAACTCTTCAACTCAATGGTGATTATTTGCCAAGTGTTAAGACGATTTTCGCAATTCTCCCAACATTCGATGCAAAGGCCAACAAAGATGGCGTTGCAATTGAGTCTGATATTGCAAAAGACCCTGAAGTCGTTGCACTCCTTGCTAAAAAGAAGGAGGAAAAACTCGCAAAGGAATCCGCTGCATCCGCAGCAGTTGCCGCAGCCGCACAAGCCAACAGTGCCGCTGCAAATAAGAGTTTATTGACATCACTCGCTGCTACAACCAAAAAGTAAACTGGTAGTAACTCATATTTTTTTATTAACTGTTCGCAATCTCATACCACAACATATAAATTCGATAATTTAAATTTCATATCCTTAAAGTTAAAACATGATTAATATATAAAATAATTTACCTTAATATATAAAAAATATAAAATATATTGACATAAAATGGCAACGCAACGTGGACAGATTAAGATTAGGCCAGATTTTGTTGATATCCGAGAAACCCTTAAAAGACAAATTGGAAATACAACAGACGATGATTATATTGGCGCGCAAAGCGGAACCGGTAGCACAATTGCCGCCAGCAAAACAGCAGAAAAGATTTCGTTCGATGACTTCTATTTAACACTAGATACTAGGGCCGCTACATCAATAAACAATTTAAACGGACAATTTCAATTTGATCTCGGCCCGTATATGCAACAAACTAATACATTGCTCTATGAATTAGATAATATTGTTGAAATAACAATCACAGAACCCTTCTATATTCCGAAACTTGTGACAAATGAAACATTCATATTTAATCGAGTTTTATTGATAATCAAAGAAGTTACGTCATCAACAGGTTCAAGTGCTACAGCAGCGCCTCCATTCCATTTTTCATTTGTCGTTAGTGACGCTGGTTTGGGTAGGTTCGAATTAACCCCTATTAGAGACACATTTTATATTCGTCGACCAATTCGTTTGGCTGTTATGACTTTACAATTTTCTACACCTGTAAACTATTCAAATACAATTCCATTCCCGCCAGTGTCAACGGGTGTTTCATATAACTCAACTGCGGCATTTACAACAACATTTAACAATGCGTCAACCGCCGGATTTGTTGTAGGCGATGTAATGTATTTTAGCAGCAATGATCCAGGAACACAAAACAATCCTGCAAACGCTGACTTCTTTAGAGTTATCGGACATACAATTACCGCAACCATTCCTTTGCAAGTTACAATTAGTGGTGCATATATAATTTTGGACGGGGCTAATAATCCAGTTGTACCAGGAACCCCATTTAATGTTTTACTGGCGTCAAGAATTATTAGGGTTCCGTTTAAATTTAAAACTGCGAGAACCGGAGATGGAAACTTTCTTACAGCAATTTCCAATTAAATATCTTAAAATATTTAATTTTTTTATTAATTAATAAATATAAGTAATAATAAATACCGAATAACAAATATAAAATGGGACCGGAAACTACAAAATTAATTTTGGGATTAGTCAGCGCAGTAATAATCGTCGGATTGATCATTTGGATGTTTATGTCAATTTCAAATGCATTAAGTCCAAAAAATATTGTATCAGGGGTAGTTGGTGGTGTAAAGCAAGCTGGTGCTGAAGTTATTGGCATTGGAAAGGATATCGGAAAAGAACTTAAACCAATTGCAAAAGACGTCGGCAAGGCGCTCAAACCGGTGGGGGTCGAAATTAAAAAGGGCGCCCTTACAGTGTTCAAAAGTAAAGAACTAAAAACAGTTGGAAAGCAATTTACACCAAAAACCGCAACAAAGAATGTTAAGAAAATCGGCAATAGTATTAAGAAGTTGTTTTAATTAAAAAAAAAATATATAATTGTCCAACAGTCATTAAATATAATAAATAATATATGTATATTTTTTTAAACGGAGTCATCTGTTTAAAACTATTCAGACATAAAAAATATTTTTTATTTTTATAAACAGGCCTGTTTAAAACTAAAAAATATATACATATATAAAAATTTCATTTACCAAATGACCAGTCCAGGAATTTCGCTAGTCACGCCAACGCAAATCGGCAGGATCCAATCAATATTCCTTTTAAAGGATATGTTGCTAGAACAAACCTACATATCCAAAGTTCGCGAATGGGTTATATCAACTATATCTGTCGACATGGGTCCACATATTGTTAAACTGCAATCGGAACTTACTGCCGGCTGGGCCGAACTTAAACTGGACGGCCCAGCCCCTAAAATAATTGTAGTCCAGTGCGAATTGGATTCTAAAATTGGCCGTTTGCGCAATAAAGCCAACAATGCATGCAAAGAAGATATCATCATTTGTATGGATGACGACGACTATTATCCGCCCGAGCGTTTAGAAACAGCATACAACGCGCTTATATCTAGTGAGTTATTAATAGCAGGATGCTCGCCAACATTTATTTACGATTTTGTATTTGAACATCAATACCAATTTATAAGTCTTGGCGATAAGCATTCTATCAATTGCGCAATGGCATTTAAGAAATCATACTTGGCGAACCATCAGCATGACGAAAATGTTGAAAATGCAGAAGAATTTTCATTCACGGCTCTTTTCACAGAACCAATGATACCTCTAGACCCGCTGCGCACAATAAATGTTAGTTCGCATATGCAAAATACATATAACAAACGATATTTATTAGTTGCATTCCATCAAGGGCGATTTCCAAAATTTGAAAATGTCGCTGCTTGTTTAACACCAAAAAAATGGTATGATGCAATGAAATTAATCTTTCTTGGAAAGCCCGACGACACAGGTTACAATTCGCCTTATGACATTGTTTATTTTACTGGCGAAACAATCAAATGGCATCCGGCCGATGAATCGCTTGGCGGCTCTGAACAAGCAATTAAACATTTAGCAACGAATTGGGCGGCTGCTGGAAAGAAGGTCGCAGTATTTTCGCAAATCGATACCGGTGAGCAATTGCCTGATGCAGTTCATTCTGTAAAACGCCAAGGCCTTAATTACAAAGGCGTCGACTATATTAATTGGCTAAACTTTCCATATCATCAAACATTCAAAACATTAATCTTATGGCGATCGGCCGGTCTCGCATTCACATTCTTTGTCAAAATTAAAGCTAAACAAATATTACTTGATTTGCATGACAATGCGCGCGTTGTGCCAATCATGGATGTTTATCGCGCGTTCATTCAATCCAACAGATGTCCTGATAGAATTATGTTTAAAAGTAATTATCATCGCACGGAATTCGTAGATACATGTAAAAAAACTGGCGGACTGCCTTTAATGGGTAATGAAACAATTCCCAACGGGTTGCGCGTTGATGAGTTTAAAAAGTTTGCGGATGTTGCGCGCGAGCCCTTTAGATTCTGCTATGCGAGTTGCTATACTCGCGGCTTAGAACATATTTTGACATATATTTGGCCAGAAATTATTAAGGCGCAGCCACAGGCAGAATGTCATGTTTACTATGGTATGGATCTTGTGGGCGATGCCGCATACAAAACAAAAATGCATGCATTAATTGGCGGTTCAAAAAATGTAATGAATCACGGACGCATGCCGCTTGAAGTTATCGCTGTTGAAAAATATAAGTCATCATTTCAATTGTATATAACAGATAGTCCAGCCGAAATTGATTGTATTTCAATTAGAGAGGCGGTGTTGTGCGGATGTATTCCTTTGTTAGCAAACAAAGGTGTGTTTGTGGAGCGCGATGGTATTAAACTTGGCACAATCACAGATGTCGATACAGCCGAAACATACACTGCAATGGGGCGCGCGATTGGCGAGTTCATCCAAAAATCAGCGGATGTCCAAGCGGTGCGCAATCAATTAAAAAACTCAATCATGTTAACGGACTGGAAGGATGTTGCTGATAGTTGGCTAAAGATCATGTATCAGGACACTTAGATAGATTTAAAAAATCTATCGGCAAATCCGAACCCTTCAAAAATATCGCTCATTTTTTTTAAATTTCCCATATTGAATTTATATAGTTTAATTAATATAGTTTTAATATTTTTGAAGGGTTCGGGAAACTTTTTAAAAAGTTTCCTGATATGATAAACCTAATAAATAAATTTGCTGATGTAACTATCATTCCAAACAGTCTTATTGTATTGGATATTGATGAGACCGTTCTAACGTATCCGGATGTCGTTGAAAAACAATTTAATACCATACTTAAAAAACATTTAAGAACAAACGATGCTCTCACAAGTCAGAATTTAACTATAGGAGAGTGGGAAATTGTGATTGCCGAATCAATACCGCATTTTACGGATGCAAACTTGCCGAAATTTATAAAAAATGCAATAGATGCTAATTGCACAATAATGTTTTTAACAGCCCGTGACGAACGTATGCGCGAAGTGACAAATCTACAACTTGGTCATTTAAACTTTAAATTCCCACGAGAATCTATTCACTTCAGTAGAAACAAAGGACTGAAACTGCGCGAGTTAGCGGATAAAATGGATTTTAAAAATATTACGATGGTCGATGATTTAAGATATAATTTGACAGATATTATAGATTCATTTGTTGGTACGAATTATAATTTACATTTATATGAGTTTAAAATGAAATGATGAATGTATTATTTTTTAGTATGTGAGATTGTCGATGATATCGGCTTCTTATGAATCGCGTAACATTTCTCGCAGTATTTGTGGGACTTATCGCAAATTTTATTTTTCTTACAGACTGAACAAATAATCATTTTATTATTGTATTGTATTATATTATATTTATTTTTATTATATTATATTGTATTTATTTTTATTATGTGGTGTTATGTTGTATTTATTTTTATTATATGTTATTATATTCTAGGAATTTGTTTTCAACACTGCCGCCAATTGAATTCTATTTTTTTAATAACATACGCCATGGGTCCCAAAAAATCCGATATTTGCGAACCATATACCGACATGCCTATAGACGCCCGCAAGAACACGATATATAAGCATATTGAAACTATTTTGAATATTGCAATTGGAAGCGATGACACATTCGAAAAACTTGTTTTCGCAGATAATCAATCGAATAACCCCAATGCAGTGTATATATTTACTGAATCATGCGGACATCTCGTGATTAAAAAAAAAATGTTTTTGATTTTTAACCATTTGACTTGTTTGATATCATGTTACAACGGGGTTGGATTTTTAATACCATTTAAAACTGTTAATATTAAAACAGAAAATGATATATACAATGTCATAATAGCTATTAATAAGTCTCTTGAAAGCACCGGCGAATTGTTTTGATATGGCCACCCAATTGAATTCTATTTTTTTTAATAACATACATCATGGGTCCCAAAAAATCCGATATTGATATACCATATCCTGAAGCGTCTACAGACGCTCGCAAGAACATAATGGGTAAATATATCGAAAATATTTCGAATATTGCAATTCACACTGATAAAACAAACGAAGAAATGATTTTCATGATGATTCAATCAACTAATGTTAATATAGTGTGTGGATTTAATAAAGAATATGGGTATCTAGTGAATTTTAAAAAATTATATTTGGTTTTTAACCACTTGAATTGTTTGATAGAATTTTATAATGGTGGTCTTAATAACTTGTCAAAATTTAAAGTTGTTGATATTAAAACAGAAAATGATATATACAATGTCATAATAGCTATTAATAATTCTATTGAAAACACAGGCGAATTGTTTTGATATGGCCGCCCAATTGAATTCTATTTTTTTAATAACATAAGAAGCCATGGGTCCCAAAAAATCCGATATTTGCGAACCATATACCGACATGCCTGTAGAAGCCCGCAAGATTATGATGAGTAAACATGTTGAAACTATTTTGAATATTGCAATTCACAATAATAAAACAGATGCGGAAATGATTGTAATGACGAATCAATCGGATAAATCCAATATAGTGTGTGGACTTATTCAATCATACGGATATTTAGTGATTTTAAAAAAAATGGTTTTGACTTTTAACCATTCGGATTGTTCGATAAAATTTTACACACAAGATTATACACCATTTAAAACTGTCAATATTAAAACAGAAAATGATATATACAATGCCATAATAGCTATTAATAAATCTCTTGAAAACACATGCGAATTGTGGCCGCCCAATTGAATTCTATTTTTTTAATAACATACGTCATGGGTCCCAAAAAATCCGATGTTTGCAAACAATATAGCGAATTGCCTGTAGACGACCGCAAGAAAATAATGGGTAAGCATGTTGAAAATATTTCGAATATTGCAATTCACACTGATAAAACAAACGAAGAAATGATTTTCATGATGATTCAGTCAACTAATGTTAATATAGTGTGTGGATTTAATAAAGAATATGGGTATCTAGTGAATTTTAAAAAATTATATTTGGTTTTTAACCACTTGAATTGTTCGATAGAATGTTACAATGGTGGTGCACCTCGAACGCCATTTAAAACTAGCAATATTAAAACAGAATATGATATATATAATATCATAATAGCTATTAATAAGTCTATTGAAAGCACGGGCGAATTGTTTTGATATGGCCGCCCAATTGAATTCTATTTTTTTAATAACATATCAGTTAATATGAATGCGCTTAAACATTGGGCACAACTTTGCGTTGCGACATATGGCGTATTAGCAATCGGGCATTGCACTGTTTTAAAAATCGCAGCTGGCGAACGTGCATTGTTTCAAAATCAAGGTGGCGAACCGCCAATACATGTTATTAAACGCGCATGTGATAATATTTTATTAACTGATTCATTTATGGCGCCATTTAATGCAATAGAATCGCCAATTCCATCATTGATTTTATATTTCAATGAAGAAAAGGTTAATCGATATTCTAAATCAAAATAGTCGATTGAATACCATTTTTTTAGTAGTATAAAAATGGCCAAGAAAGGATTTTTTGATGACTTCTTTAAGAATGCAAATTCTGCAGAAAAAGAGGCTGTTGTAACATCTACTGTTCTTAAATTATTTGGGAATAATAATATTATTAAAATACAACATGAACGTGATATGCACACTAGGTATGGATTTAAATGCTCATATGGCGAGAAAAAAATAAATGATAGTTATAGATTTTATATATGGTATAAAAAAAATTATTTTATAAGCATAACATGTGCAACTCAAAAAATAGAAATTGTCAGATGGGGGGAGTCCCCATACGGTATCCAAACATACGATTATTACCGACAATCAGATAGTTCTAGTGTAAAATTAAAATCCGAAATATTTGAAACCGAAAATAGTATTATACCAACAATTCAAAGATTTATAAGAAATCTGGCATCGTTAAAATAGTCGATTGAATACCATTTTTTTTAGTAGTATAAAAATGGCCAAGAAAGTAGATCTTGCTGCAAATGAAGCTGATGTAACAGCTACTGTTCTTAGCTTATTTGCGAATAAAAATATTATTGCGATAAATGATATATTTAATATTCATGTGCCATTCGATAACTACACTCTCCGATATTATAAAGAAATAATGAATGGCAGTCATATATTTTATATAATGTATCGAAGTAATTATTATATAAAAATAACATGTGCGGACCCGTTAATGCAAATTGCTTATCATGGGGGGCATTATTATAAGAGTCTCATACACTTAGAGTATGTACGTTTTCATTCGAATTATAGTATTGTATCACAAATTCAAGAAGCTATAAGATATTTATCATCTGTATTAGTATAGTCGATTGAATATCATTTTTTTAGTAGTATAAAAATGGCTAGGAAAGGATTTTTTAATAAGGTCTTTAAGGATTTAGATTATGTAGAAACGGAAACTGTTTTAACAGCTAATATTCTTAAATTATTTGAAAATAAAGATGTTATTGATTTAGATGATGAATTTGATGTTTATAGTATGGTCGATAACTACACTCTCCTATATGGCAAAGAAATAAAAAGTGGTAGTTATATATTTTATATATGGTATAGATATAATTATTATATAAAAATATCGTGTATTCGTCCGTTAATGGAAATTATTCATTATAGTTGGCTTATTGATAATGACGAATCAACATATACAATACAAATAGAGTTTCTTTCGGAAAATACTATTATACCACAAATTCAAAAAGCTATACGATATTTATCATCTTTATTTGAATAATCAATTGAATATTATTTTTTTTTAGTAGCAGCTGATTAGTAATAATTTTTAATAGCAGTTGATTAAATATAATTTTTAGCAGCAGTTGATTAGTATTATTCGATTGAATATCATTTTTTAGTAGTATTCGATTGAATATCATTTAGTAGTATAATGGCAAAGAAAGGACCTTTACCGGTAAATCCTGATGAGTTCATGGCATATGCACATGCCGTGCTATCAACATATAAATATGAAATAATGATTGAGGCCGGCGATGACAATGTATATAACTTGCCAGTGCCATTTAATGGATATGGAATCATAACCCGTTGTGGAAGTCGATACATATTTCGCGGCAAAGCTATTGCAATACATATAACATATAACCCGCCAAAATTAGCCACATATTTGTTATCAGACCATCAATTCCCGCCAATAATGAACAGACCAACCGGATTTGCATGTACACATAATCTTGTCGATGAAACCTTTATATCTTCAAATAATGAATTGGAAATAAAAACTCAGATCCAAGAATATCTAAAAAAATATTTTGGAGAATAACTTAGCAATTGATTTACTTTTTTTTTAGATAAAACCTTTACAGTTTCTATTTTAAGTATTCCAATAACAATTCATATAATCTCTCACCATGTCGTAATTTTCTATGCGCGCCAATATTTAAATCTTTAATAAATCCCTCAATACGCCCGTCAGTGTCTACTTTATAAAACACGTCGATCGGTTTGCCATCAATCTCTATAATAGTTTCCTTTACATCAACTTCTGATTTTTGGTATGCAACACAATTATCAGCCGCGCGCATGTCCAAAACAATATCTCTAGTAAACAATGGTTGATCTGTTGGCGCACACATTCTACAAACATTATCATCGTTCATAGGACATTCTATACACGTTTCATGTATCGCAGTTAAAAACGTTTCATTCGCTTCAAATGCTATTTTTGCATGCATATATATTTCCTCATCTGTCGAACCTAATAATTCCTTGTCAACATTCGCCAATTCCATGGGAAATGCTTCATAAATAAACGATTGGACAAATCGCTGATCTGGCGGTAAATCTTTATGGGCGTTTAAACGCAATGCGCGACTTCTAACTTGTAATAATCGTTCTTCGGACCAATATGGTTCCATAACATGAACATATCTACAGTTTTTTAAATCAATACCGAGCGCACCAGCGCTACTGATCATCAGTATTTTAATAATATCACCATTTATGTTTTCGGGTAAGTTGAAAATTCTAATTGCCTCGTTTCTAACTTCGGCAGTTTCATCGCCTGTAAATAGAGCGTATGTATATTTATCAATCACATCGCCGGCTGTAATTGCGTCGTCATCTATATCAATCACATCGCCGGCTGCAATTGCGTCGTCGTGATTGCCTGCTGTAATTACTTCGTTGTCTAGCAGATTACCGGCTGCAATTGCGTCGTCGTGATTACCAGCCGCAATTGGAACTTCTAATGGATTAAATTTTACGGGTTCATCTTCAACCAATATTTCATCAGCAATTGATCCAGTTTTTTCCTCTTCAGTATTATCTTCCTGTTGATTATCGTCTATAATAGAATCCTTCAGAATTTCTTCTTTCAAAGTTTCCTTCGAATTCTCTTTCAAAGTTTCTTCTTTCAATTCTTCTTTCGATGCATTTTCCATCTGCCAATTAACATATCCAAGTCCGCGCAAAAACACACGCAAGGCGCCCAATCCGCCGATCCCGACATATTGACTATATATTAAATGTGTTCCGCTTAATTTTAATTTCTCCGAGATTGCTTCGAATTTCGGAGAGCTCGCATTCTTTTCTGTGATGCGTCCGTCCAGTTGAGGCGCGTAATTTGATAATTGGCGCGAGCGCTGACGATATGTTCCGGTGTTTTCGGATTTTGGTTTTGTTAAATTTGGCGCGGCCTTTCCGCTTGTAAATGAAATTTCTTCATTCTCTTTTCGGCGCGCGGCAATATATAATCCTGTTTGAAAATCCGTCATTTTTACCTTTAATATGATATCTTTTCTTAACTCTGGAGTATAATTTTCACCTCCGACATCTTCAGATTGGACATCACGTATACCTATATAAGAGGTTAATCCTACGATTCTATTTTGGAATTTTCCTCGCATTTCGGCCTTCAAATGTCCCTTTTCAGTGCAAAATATGCGCCGAAATTCATTGTAATCGGTCGGAAATAGCTCCATTCCGGCCAATAAATTATAACAAATTGCAAGTTCGAAAGAATTATTTGAAATAATTGAGCCGGTTAAAAACATTAATTTAACATTTGGCGTTTTCATAACCGCACTATAGAATGCTTGGCCGTTTTTTGAACCATTAGTAATTGCGCGACCTAACAAATGATACTCATCGACGATAATCATAGAGTTTTCCAATATAGATGAATTTTGTAAAATTTCTAATAAATTCATATCAACAAGTGAATCGTCTTCGAATAACTGCTTAACCATATTGCTGGCATTAAATGCAACAAATTTAAAATTTGTTTTAATAAATGTGTTTATATCGGCGGTGACCATACCGATTTTATCTAAAATGGTCACAATATTCTTAATAAAATTTTCTTGTAATGATTTAAGCAACATAACAATGATTTTTTTGGAAGGATTTTTAGTTTTTAATGCTGCAAGCGCGCATCCGACAGCAACGGCAGTTTTCCCGCCACCCATTGTATATGATATAAGTAGTCCCTTGGGAATATAATTATTTCCATTTAAATCTGTTGTAACTCTAGAGCGTATCATCCAATTAAAATAATTATATGTCAATAATTGATAATATTTAAAATATGTTTGAATTATTGATAGTTTAGTTCCTTTTTTTAGTTCACTCATTATATTGTTAAATGATTCTTTGAGTTTGAGAGGGAATGATGTAGAATTTCTATTTAATACTTCTGGTATGAATAGCTCGCCGGTGACTTCATCTATTTCCATAAGCAAATCATTTGCGGTAATATCGTCAGTCGGAACTTTAATTTCCGATAGGTCTATCGGCAATTTTTCATTAGCGTCGTCGATTGCGTCTGTTAAAAGTTCTTTAATTGCCGGATCAGAAGTATTTTCTAATTTTGCAATATCGCCAATAGCGTCACTTGCAATATCACCAATTGCAATATCGCCACTTTCAATAGTTGTATTTTCGCCACTATCTCCACTTTCATTTTCGCCAATATCAATTACACCACTTTCATTTTCGTCAATTACACTGCCTTCCATAATTGTATATTAATTATATAATAAAAAAAATTTATCTAAATGACATTTGTTATAAAGCCGACGCACGTGAAATCGGGATTAATAATTGAAAATATCTATCATTTAATGTCTCTTAGCGGCCTTGCGCTTCTTGGTGACCTTGCGCTTGGTGGTTCGCTTCTTTCCGGATGAGGTGGAAGGCTTGCGCTTGGTGGTGCGCTTTTTGGGGGATCGGCGTTTCTTGCCTAGTCTTGAAGATTCTGATGCAGTCAGCATTTTTGTATTTTATATATTAACCCAGAAATTAAAAAAATTTTTGAAAAATAATTAATTATTAAATTTTCAAATCCCTAATTGGACAACGTTCAATTGAATATTGTATTTTTATACAATATAAGAACATGAGCGAGGATTTATCATTGTTTTATCGGCAATTTCCGCTGATGAATTTTAATAAAAAGGAACATACGTTTTTAAATATGAATATCATCGGTTTAAATGACGAACTTTACCCAAAATCTCGCAAAGCTTCGCCCATTGAAAAAAATTCGCCGATGCATGATAAGGAAGAAATCGCGTGTTTAAAAAATGCAAATATTGATATCACACTTGTGGAATTGCCAATATTTAATGTTACTAATATTTTTAGGGCATCTAATAATGTTCGATTATTGCTATGCGCAATTGTTGAAAGTAATGCTGAAGTATTTTCTTGTGTTGTTTATAAAAACATCCGAATGAGTCCGGATGAGGCTGGTAAAATTTTCACATCCACGATAAAAACTGATTTATTTGTAACATTGCCCGTGAAAAATAGACAAATACAAATTAACACAAATAAATTTGTATTTGTGCATATAAGCAATGATTTCATATATTTATCAAAGGATATACCAATAAGAACATGGAAATATTTAGCCAGAAAAATGAAACTTGATAAATAAGTGTTTTCACATTTTTTATTTGGTTTAATTGTATATTTTTACATTTTCTATTCGGTTCAATTGAATATCATATATTTATACATATTACACGGCCGAATGGAACAATTATTATATGATAAGGATAATTTAGCATATGGCGATTTTAGCAAAATAGGAATGTCCTCAAATTTACATACACTATCGAATCGCAGGCACAGCGGTTCAACAGAATTAATGCATAAATCGCTGTATCATAAAATTTGGCTACTCCGCAAAATAAATCCCAATAAAGCCATGCTATACGTTAATTGGGATAATATATTATTTAAATTCGCTAAAAATCTCGAAAGAATTGAAAAGTATGAAGTTTCCAACAAGTGTGAATTACCACATCTAAAATTATTAAATTATTATTTTGCAAATAATGTTTCTGATGCAAATATTACTTCCGGAACTGAATTTATTCACAAAGAATATAGATATATAGTAAATGAAATTATAACTGTTGAATTTAGACATTTTAATTTGGAAGTCGTCAAGATATTCAAAGATGATGAATTAAATGATATAAATAATAATAAACGTTCTAGTCGCTGTTCATTACCTGACACCAGTCAGTATCCACTACCAAGTGCTAGTCAATATCCATTAACCAATAATATTCACTACCCACTAACCAATACTATTCAATACTCACTAACCAATCTTCCAAAAGTATATAAACTTGCCGGCCGAATACAATTAAACCCAGACGATTGCCCGTTACCAAGTGATGATACATTTTCAACAATGTCGGATGATTTTTCAGATATAATGGATATGGATGAATAAGGCTTCGATTGAATGCATTTTTTTTTAGTAGTATATAAAAATGATTAAAATTGGATTCACTGGAACTCGCACAGGGTTAACTAAGATCCAATCCGATAATATAGAATTGTTTCTAAACGACTTTAAAAACATTACTATATGTCATGGCGATTGTGTCGGCGCGGATACGGATTTCCATAATTTATGTTTGGAACATATAAAAAACCATCCAGATAAAACACTCTCAATACACATATATCCGCCAAGTGATCCAAAGTTAAGAGCATTTAATAAAGCCGATATTCTTATGCCAGAAAAGCCATATTTAATAAGAAATGTTGACATAGTCACTGATTCCGAAATATTAATCGGATGTCCAATAGACAAGACAAAGGAAGATATGCGTTCAGGAACTTGGTATACAATTCGTCATGCAAAAAAGATTGGAATGCAGGTAGTTATATTTTAAAAGAATAGTGCAGCTTTCAATTGAATGCATTTTTTATTACTGTATATCAATTGAATATTTCTGACAATGACGACAACAACACTAACCATTATCGGCGTTACTGGGCCCAAGCGTCATGGTAAGGACACTGTGGGCAATTACTTGGTTAAGCATCATGGATTCACAAGACTTGGATTTGCAGACCCGCTAAAGGAAGCATGTATTACGATATTTGGACTCAGCGATGAACAGGTATATGGCAATGCTGAAAAGGAAGTAGTCGATCCATATTGGGGTCATTCGCCAAGAGAACTCTTACAAAAAGTCGGCACCGAATTATTTCGCCAGAGATTGCCAGAATTATGTGATAACATTCATGATGATATTTGGATCCGATCGATGGATCGGCGCATTAAAAACTTGGCTGCGGAAGGCATAACCAAATTTGTTATTACTGATGTGCGTTTTGAAAATGAATGCGAATACGTTAAAAAATCTGGCGGCAGTATGTGGAGAGTTATTAGAGATATTACAACTTCTAACACTGACCAGCATAGTTCCGAACTAACAATCGATGCGCTGATTTGTGACAATTTCATCGACAACAATGGAACTATTGGCGAATTGAATAGTAAAGTTGAAGATTTGATGATGTTTATGAGATTAAATATGTGATGGTTTATGAAATTGAATATATGACATTCCAATAAAAAATATTTAATAGCATGATTACTCATTCATTTTTTTTATATTTAGAATATATTGCCGGCTGCATGTCGCAATGTAAATCCGCTAGACTTGCGCCAATCAAACCCAACTGCTTTTTCAGACATTGCGTAAACATCACCGCTATTTAATTGGATAGTAAACGGTGCGCCCACTTTAATATGATTATTATACCATTGATAGTGTAATGGGAATGTTTCGCCAATACGAGCAGCCACTACAATCTTTCTTTCAGTATCGCCGTGAAATCCTATATATGATTTATTGATATCATGATATTTATTTGTTTCGGCGAATAGATTAACAGCCTTTGGACCGAAAACTTCGCCAATGCATTTGCGCAGTTGATTGATTAATGGAACTGATTCGAATGATATAACGGTTCCTTGACCATCATTAAAATTTGGAGCAATGACCGTATCTCCAATAACATTATTATGGCGGGCGTGTTTATTGACAACACGCCCGCGCATTTTTGCTTTTGTATCATAAGGCTGCTGTTGTAACTCAGATAACAGCGCATCTTTATCAATACCAAATTGATGCAACCCATTGCGGATTACTATTAAATATGCATCTTCCACAGTGTGTCTGACAGTTTCTGGCAGGAGTTGTTTAAGATAATATATTTCGGCATTTGGAATATCCTTTAATTCATCATACGTAAAACCGGCAAATGTATCCGCGCCAATCATGCGCATTCCAGCATGGCTTTCGGCGCGATTGCCAAATGTTAGAGTATATGTGCACATTTAAGAATATTGATTATATATTATCTAAAAATTACAGATTCAATCGGGATAGATTTAGAAAATCTATCGGCAAAATCGGGGAACCCCTCAAAAATACCAACCCAAATCTTTTAAAAATGTCACTTTGCTGATAGATTTTTTAAATCTATCTAATGTCACTTTGCTGATAGATTTTTTAAATCTATCTAAAAACACTCAAAAACCACACAATTGAATATATTTTTTTTACAGGAACAACAACTCATTAAAAATCTACTATGTCAGCACATCCTTATAAAAACATACTATCAAGCATATCTTCAGGATTTATTGAAGAAATCAATCAAGCCATTGAGTATGCGCTGGATAGACATGTCGTATTTTCAGAACATCAGTGCAATATGCTCAATACACATGCATTTGCAGTCCAAGAATCCACTGATGAAAGTTGGATGCGTGGATTTGGCGGGCCTGATTTAGGAATTTATGATGCTATTATCGAATTTACAACACATCATAGGCTAGAAGTCACGTTATCGCAGACTGCAGTAAACCGCGCGAACCGAATCATTGGGCATTTAGAATACCCATGTCGCTATTCAAGAATCTAACGGGTGTGTTAGAGTTCGTTTTGACGCACGTGTCTGTGCGAATCGTAGACTTACGCAGTTCCACGATTGAATATATATTTTTTATATAATAAACACAAAATGGACCCACTTATCGAAACTACAACACAATCTCTACCCCATATGAACTGGCCAACACCAGACTATTTAGATCATTTCAGCAGTGGAATATTTAAACGTGCTTTGCATTATATATCGGCCGGCGATCTCGACAACACTAAAAAGTTTTTAGAAATACTAAATGACGGAGATATCGAATTACATGAGAAAGAATTAATTTTACTCAGAAATAAAGCATTTTTAGTAGAGAAAGCCGCTAATGATAAATGGTTAACAGAGCGCCATTATCCTGGATTAGGAATTTATGGCTCTGTTGATAAATTTGTAACAGATCGTTATATGGTTATGGTTGGTGCTGCTATTCGCAGTAACAATACTAAGTTGTTTGGAACTTTCATCTACAATAAAAAATTCATTGATCTTTTGGACGAGTTCAATGATTTATTTACTAACAACGTGATAACTGGTATTAAAAACAATGACCCATCTCTATTGGATTGGTATACATATATTAACAAGCAGGATGATGATGCAATTATCATTGCCGCTATTGAAAACAAATGTAGAGCACCAATTTGGAAGAAATTGCGTGAGGTTGGATTTGAACTTCCGGCTAATCCATTAAAACTATTAAATATCGATGAAAGATTATTTGGCATGATTGCCAATCAATATAAAGATTGGATAATTAATAACCATGGATTACTTTCGGATGAACAATTAAGATTACTTATTAATAATTGTGTTTGGTGGGAAGAATTGAAGATTGACCATGGTTGGTGGTTAAAACAGTCAATTAATGAATTTACGAGTGCAGAATATGTAGGAAAAATATATATGATAGAATATGCTGAATATCGGGTTGAAAAAATAGCCTTTGACGTGTTGTTAGAGGATAAAACATACATGTTGGAGGATTTAAAAAAATTTATATTAACAAATGACTCGGATTATGACAACATTGAAGCTTGTTACACACTTATTGATGCTTCTAAAGATGTTGATTTACAGATTCTCGAATGGGTAAGTGCTGAACCTAATGCTACTGCTAAATTCGTTTTTGGGATAATGCGTACAGTTTTTGAAGATGGTGAATATGAACATTTATTTAAAAACGCGGAATCTCTGCTACAATTTAAAGATATAAATACTAACAAGGTTATTCAAAGATGTAAGACATGTATTTGGTTTCTGGATGATAAATTCTTTGATACTTATAAATCATTGGGTATTTCTATTGATATGGTTTACATTGATACAATGATACTAGTTAATAGTATTTCGTTTATTAAAAAATTTTCAAAAATAGCAGATCCAACAGTGTGGACGACATGCCGACATAGATTTCTCCTTGCATCCGTTGATCAGCCTGACATTGCCGATTTAATTGACAAGTTGTCGGCCGCCGTTGATTTTGAATCAGTTTACGAGTTGCCGACTGCAGTAAACCGCGCAAATCGAATCGTTGGGCATATTCAAGAATTATCGTATGGTTCAGAACGTCCATTTGAATTATTATTTGAGGAGCCGGCAGCACCAGTCATTATCAGTTCAGAATTTATTAATCATTCGCAATCCATTAGACAAACCGATGCACTTCCACAACCAATCACTCATCATGTTCAAGAATCTAGCGGACGTGTTAGATTTCGTTTTGGCGCACCGGTAATTGCTGCAGACACACCATTCATTCAAGTTATTCCATCACAATTACAACCAGTTACAATTATTCCACAAATCGAAGTTCCAGAACAACCACGTATCAGTGTTGTGCCTAGAATTACGCAACCAATGCTTTAGTTCCGCGATTGAATATATATTTTTTTATATAATATAAACAAAATGGACCCACTTATCGAAACTACAACACAATCGCTACCTCATAGGAACTGGCCAATGCCGGACTATTTAGATCATTTCAGCAGTGAATTATTTAAACGCGCTTTGCATTATATATCAGCTCGCGATCTCGACAATACTAAATTGTTGTTGGAACTGCTAAATGATGGAAATATAGAATTACAGGAGAATGAGTTATTTTTACTAATCAGTGAAGCATTTTCAGTAGAGAACAATGTTATTATTAATTGGTTAGCTAATAAAGATTACATTGGATTAGGAATTTACGATTCTGTTAGTAAATTTGTAACAGATCGTCGCAATATGGTTATGATTATGACTGGTTCCGCTATTCGTAATAACGATATTAAGTTGTTCGAAAAACTCCTAAATAATCAAAACGTCATGGAGCAGCTAAGCGATTTCGATGACTTATTTATCAACAATGTAATGGCTGGTATTAAAAACAATGACCCATCTCTATTGGATTGGTATGAATATATTAACAATCCGGATAGCGATGCGATTGTTATTGCCGCTATTGAAAACAAAGCCAAATCACCAATTTGGAAAAAATTAAAAGAGATTGGATTTGAACTTCCAAATAACCCATTAAAACTATTAGATATTGATGATAGATTATTTGACATTGTCGCCAATAAATATAAAAAGTGGATGATTGAAAATCATGGATTACTCTCGGATGAACAAATAGGAATACTTATTAATAATTGTGTTTGGTGGGAAGAATTGAAGATTGGTGATGGTATATTGAAACAATCAGTTGATAAATTTAGTAATGCAAACTATAGAGAAAAAATAACTATGATGCGATCTGTGAAATGGAGGGTTGAAGAGACTGCTTTCTCAATTATATTGGAAAAAACCCAATCAAATATATTGAATGATTTAAAAAAATTTATATTAACAAATGACACAAATCTTGACAATATTAGAGCTTGTTATGTACTTATTGATGCTTCTAAAGATGTTGAATTACAGATTCTCGAATGGGCCATTGTAAACCCAAACGAGATTACTGAATTCATTTTTAGAATGATGCGTACAACTTTTGAAGATGGTGAATATGAGCATTTATTTAAAGATACCGAATTACTATCACGATTTAAAGATATAAATACTAAAAACTTTATTGGCCGATCCGAAGCGTATATTGCTTTAAAAAATCCATCATTTTTTGATAATTATATACAATTGGGTGTTTCTATTGATGTGGCTTATATTGATAAAATGATAGAATTTAACAATATTTCGTTTATTGAAAGATTTTCAAAAATTGCAGATCCAACGGTGTGGACGACATACCGTCACAGATTTCTACTTGCGGCCGTCGATAAGCCAGACATTGCTGATTTAATTGACAAGTTGTCGGCCGCTGTTGATTTTGAATCAGTTTACGAGTTGCCGACTGCAGTAAACCGCGCTAATCGAATCGTCGGACATATTCTATCGATATCAGGTGATCTAAATCGCCCATTTGAAATATCATTATTTGATGAGCCGGCACCGCCAGCCATTGTCAGTTCGGAATTTATTAATCATTCGCCGTCCATTAGGCAAAATGATGCACTTCCACAACCAGTTGCTCACCGTGTTCAAGAATCCAGCGGACGTATTAGATTTCGTTTTGGTACACCGGTAATTGATGCGGACACCCCATTCATTCGAGTTATCCCATCACAGTTACAACCAGTTACAATTATTTCACAAATCGAAGTTCCAGAACAACCAGTAGTAGTGCCTAGAATTACACAACCAATGCTTTAATTGTGGGGAACTTTTTAAAAAGTTCCCCACACCCCTCAAAAATATCAATTATTTTTTATTGAATGATGGAATCTGTAAAAAAATATAATTAATTATATATTAAAATGCAATCCATGTTCCAGCATCATATCGCATAACAACATTTCTTACAGTTCCGCCTAAAATAATAGGGTTAAGAACAACAGTAACACCAACGCCATTTAGTAATGTTATTGTGTGATTTGGAACATTTAATATGGTAAATTGAAATGTATCACCATCAGATAAATTTGGCAATATCGCGACAAAGTCAGCGGCATCCGGCAATTGAATAGATGTATTACCCGAACTCCCACTAACTATCAGTCCGCCCGTTGGACTAACATACGCATCTGCGGCAAATGTAAATGTTCCATTAATACCAGAATACTGAATTTCTGTTGTCCTATATATAAATTGAGATGGCACACTTGTATATCTATGAGTGTCGTTTCCAATTCTAATAATATTATTGTCTCCTAAAATTCCAGTATTTCCTATATTGATATTATTTGATTCGCTTCCTGTGTATGCAGACGATGCGATAAAACCAATCGCTGTATTATTATTGCCTGCAATTAATGAACTTAATGCATTTTCGCCGATTGATATATTATTATTCCCGTTAACATCATTTACAAGATTACTTGCGTTAGAGCCTATCGCAATATTATTATTTGCAGTGTTATTAGCTAACGTGCCAGGGCCTATAGCTACTACGTTTGTTCCTGCATTTACTTTTGCGGCATCTCGGCCTATCGCAATAACATCATCGCCAGTGTTTTCGTTCGCTGCATCTTGACCTATAGCAATAACATTATTTCCAGTGTTTAATTTAGCTACATCTCTGCCTATAGCAATAACATCGTTTCCACTATTTGATTCGCCCGCGCTAACACCAATCAAAACACCGTTGTCGCCTTCATTAAATCGCCCAACAAATGTTCCTAACATAGTGCAATCGGAACCTTTGTTTGTATTACCGGCGTTACTCCCGATTGCCAATGTGCCAAAACCAGTATTATCTTTGCCAGCACTCTTACCTATGAAAATAACATTATCACCATTGCTATTCATACCAGTTTCGGCGCCAACTAACACCGAACTCGACCCGGAATTATTATCGCCAGAGTTTCTTCCAATTGAAATACAGGTATCGCCGGTATTGTTTCGGCCAGCCTGAAACCCAATATCAATACTATTAACAGTAATATCAGATTCGCCGGCCAATGTTCCAAAACTAACTGTATTTATATCGGACGGCGAAGCTCCACTTCCAATTTTATTTGTTATAACAGACCCAATAGTCATTGCATTTGTGCTCGGGTTGTAATTTATACCAGTATTAGTATTTAATGTTGTTATTGCGCCTGTTGAAACTGGGCTAAATGGAATAATGAATGATGCAGCTGCGGCTGATGGAATAAGAGTGAGTCCACCACCTCCATTTCCGCCGCCAGAACCAATTACAATATTTGAATCCGTAATTCTGTCAAATATAAACATACCAGCATTCTCAGATAATGATATTTTATTATTTACACTGTTCCAATATAAGTTATTTGTATTGGTTATATAAATATTAACGGTGTTATTGAATAAATTTACATTTGATTGTGTCGATGCAACAGGCGCGGATACTAAAAACCACTCTACTAAACTACTAGTTGTTGTTAAAAATGATGTAAAATTTGATCCAACGATATTAATAATTTCTGCCGGCAGGTATTGCATAAATGGCACCATTGTTAAATATTGGCTTTCTGTAACTTGGATATTATGAAATGTTTTAGTGTCATCGCGCTGCGTGACAATGAAAACTGAAGAACTTGAAGATGGGACTACAACCCCTTTATAAGCTGTGCCGTTAATGCTAAATTGAGACGTGTTGATATATTGCAATGTCTGACCGTTAATCGATATATTTGATAAATATGAAGTCACGGTAGTCATGGTTGATGTTAATGATATTTTATATATTATTGTCAATTAAAAAAGTGGGGAACTTTTTAAGTTCCCCACACCCCCTCAAAAATATCAACTATTTTTTTAATTATGTTTTACTATATAGTATTTTTAAAAATAGCTATATAGTATTTTTAAATTATAATATAGTATTTTCCTATTTATAATACTCGGGAGGTCCTTTTAGAGCCATCGATATAATAATATATTAAAAAATGGAATTAAGTCTATCTGATAAACTAATTGAATTATTTACTAAACTTTATGATAAAGCTAATGAAATAAATGAAATTTACAAAAATCATGAACATAAATTTTACTGGATAGATAAATACACATCTATAATTAATATTATGATTATATATATTTATAATATATCAACAAACTATAAAAATACATATACACTTAATGCATATGATTGGGATAGATGTTGTGAAAGTTTTAAAAGTATAGAATTAGTGTATAACAACCAGTCATTTTATAAAAAACATGAATTTGTTAAAAAATTTGAAAAATATGTATTTTTGAATAAAATAGATAGTGGTGTTAAAAATGCTATTAATGATGTAGTCGGTGTATTTAATAGTATATTAAATTTTAACTATGACCTAAATTTACAACCATATGATGAAAGTATAATAAATATATATATAAACTTTAATTTAATTAGCATTTTTACTAAATTTAAGCACCCTAATGGTATTTATAACAATGCATTTAATGCATATCTCGAATTAGTGCCGGCCGTCGCAAATTTTCCGGAACCATATGACTTCGAAAATCATGTTTTTAACATGATTTTTATATATATAAACGATAATCCGAAAAATGGAAGACTGCTATACACCGAATTTGAAACACTAGCAGATTTTTCAAAAAATCTTAATAAACCAGATGACGAAGATATTAATAATGCGCCACAATAATCAATAATAATTAATTTTTTTTACTATAACACTACATCCAGCGTCTTTTAGAGTTATCAAATATATTAACATATTAAAAATGACAGATTTAGAATCCGTAAAAATAAATTAGAAGATTTATTCAATCGACATATCGCAAGAGTGCTCCTACACATAAATGATGAAGATAGATTTATGGTGTATAACATGGATACGATATTCGATCGATGTTTGCAATATATTTGCCTCAACATACAACTATACAACAACAATTTATTTAGAAATTTATACACTGGCCCGCTAGGAAACCTATTAACATCTAATCGAATAACAAACCCCGATGTTCGCACAATAATTTTCGCCGAAATCGATAAATGGATTGTTGATCCTATTGAAAACTCAAGTTTAGTTATATTCAGTGAATCTATTGATGTTATAAATAGAATCTACATGTCAAATATTGAAACTATAAATATCGATCATTTTATGTTACGAGATATATTTATAAAAGAAAAATTAATGTGTGTTATTAACGCGATTTATACGAATGATGAAATGGCTATAAATTCGGGAATGGCCCAATTTGAAGCTCAATTAAATGATATCGCACGTGTAAACAGATATCGTAATAAGGACGGGTGTTTTAATATTACTGTTGAAGTTTTAAAGAATACCGAAAAATTTGAACGGTTTTGTGTATTAGTTAAAGATATGGGGTTATAGAATATATTAGAAATGACGGATCCTAAAACACCAATAGAAAAATTAAAAGATTTGTTTAATAAACAAATCAAAAGGGTAAGTTACAATGAAGATTCCAATGAATTACGTGCAATAGATACAATTGATAAAACATTTGACAGGTGTTTGCAATATATATGTCTCAATCCGCGATTGCGACATAATAGTGTGTTTGGAAATTTTTATATGCAAGTTATAAATCTAACAGTTAGTAATAGAATAATAAATCCTAACATTAAAGCGATGATATTCAAAGAAATCGACAAATTAATTGAATGCTTTGTCGACGAATTAAGAATATTTGAAGAAGCAATTGATGTTATAAATATTGCGTATATGCCATCCAAAATAAATTATGAGTATTTAAGTGATAAACATCCTGTTGTAAAAAATATATTTATAAGAGAAAAATTAATACCATTGACAGCACGTTTTAACACTGACTTTCGATATGTGCGACGTAAAACTCCCCAGCTACAAGTGTTGGGATTTTCCAAAATAAATTTCAATGATCTCGAGAACGGCGCCGCAGATGAATGTCGATTTATGAAATTTTGCGAATTTCTTAAAGCTGAAGGGTTTTAAAAGTCCGATTGAATCTATTATTTTTTATTATATATAATCATCGAAATGACGAATCCTAAAACACCAATAAACAAATTAAAAAATTTGTTTAATAGACATATCAAAAGGGTAAGTTACAATGAATATTCCAATGAATTACATGCAATAGATACAATTGATAAAACATTTGACAGGTGTTTGCAATATATATGTCTCAATCCGCAATTGCAACATAATAGTGTGTTTGGAAATTTTTATATGCAAATTATAAATCTAACAGTTAGTAATAGAATAATAAATCCTAACATTAAAGCGATGATATTCAAAGAAATCGACAAATTAATTGAATGCTCTGTCGACGAATTAATAATATTTGAAAAAGCAATTGATGTTATAAATATCGTCTATATGTCATCCAAAATAAATTATGACTGTTTATATGATAAACATCCTCTTGTAAAAAATATATTTATAAGAGAAAAATTAATACCATTATTAGTATTTATGCAAGTGTATCATCAAGATATTGATGATAAACAAAATTTACTACGTAAAAGAGTGATTCTACAAGAATTGGGTTTTAGCAAAATAGAGTTTGATTGTCTTGAAAACGATGCGGCGGATGAATGGAAATTTATGAGGTTTTGTAAATTTCTTAAAGCTGAAGGGTTTTAAAAGTCCCCGATTGAATCTATTATTTTTATTACATATAAGTATCGAAATGAGCAACGCTTTTGAAATGCCACATATATCGCCATGTGTTCCGGAATTCATGTATTCGCAGATATTATTAAAAGCTGCTGAATCCGAGAATAAATTCAATGAGATTTCAAAAGAAAATCAAAAATTAACTACACGATTGCTTGATAGCGCCCAAGAAATATCAAATATACACGCGCAATTAACTGATCATTTGAAACGAATTAGCGCGCTGGAAACACAATTACGCGCGGCTGTTGAAAATTTAAAGAAGTAACTAACAATATTTTTTATTGAAAAAAAAATAGGAATTGATTAATTTAATTTTAATATTTTTGAGGGGTTCGGGGAACTTTTTAAAAAGTTCCCCGATTTTGAGGGGTTCGGGGACCTTTTTAAAAAGTTCCCAGAGTTTGCCGATAGATTTTCTAAATCTATCTATGATTACTTATAAACTCCTCATCATCAATTTTGTTTTTATTAATATATTTATTTTTAACAAGTAGTCCTAGGATATTTTCAATTTTCGCAATATTGCCTTCGTTCAAAATAATCGTGAAACATTCGCCCGTTCTAATATTTAGTAATTTAAATTTTCTATCTGGCCGCCAATTGTAAGACTTAATCCAAATGAAACAATAAACCAACAATTGTAATTTATGTTCAATCGAAATTTCACCGACGCATTTAATTTCATAAAGCGTGTCGACATTTACTAAGTCAACAATCCCGCTAATTCTTATTTCGCGCCCATCAGAAACATAACTGTAATAATTACATCCATTCTCGTCAATCATATTTCCAATCCGCATCTCATATTTGGCGGGGATTGTAACAGTTTCCATATTTTTTAAGAATTTAACAGTTTCTTCTTTTGTAACCCATCCATAACTAGTTGGGATCTGTTTAACTTTAAACAATAAACCAGTATTATAGAAATGATAAATTGTCGCAATGCGCAAAAAGTCTTTAATATCTCTCGGATTTTCATTATACGATAAATCTAAATTGATAGTTTTAAAATATAATTCGGCGCTCTTTAAATCATCTAATATTTTGCAACCAACCATTTTTTTTGCTAAATATTCATGAATCATTGGAATTGCAACGCCAGTTAAATCGCAAACTTCTTCTTTGCAGTGTTCGCCCATCATTGGTATAGTAACGGCACCATTAACAAGTGTTCTTTCAAACAATTGCTCGCCACCATCAATAATATTTGTGATTTCAATTAAAATATCTGTTGAAATATGGCGCACCAATTCAACAACAGATGTTTTTGAAAATTCCATTTCGGCGGATGTTGCTGCGGCCGGTGAATTGTAGCCAATCATATTAACAAACGGAACATTAGCGTGTCCAATATGTCGATGTTGCGTCATAAAAGGCAATATTCCATTTTGCCCTGATGAATCTAAAATAATCAATTGGTTAATTGCGCGAGTTGCCGCAACGTATAGTGTTTCTGGACAAATTGCCGAATTTGCATCGCGCGCATAATATTTAAAATAAGAATTGTCAAATCCCATAATAACAACGAGTTTGCGCTCGCGGCCTTTCGCTTGATGAAATGTTGAAAACAATATTTTGCCGGCAGTGATAGAATCGTTAATTTGACTGTCATCTGATAGCGGCACAAAAACAGAATGTCCGGCCAATACTAATCTATTTTCTAACATAGCCGCCGGCGATTTCTTAGATTTCATACAGCGAACAGACGGCATTAGAATAAATATATCGCCCGGATATATTTGCGAATTAAGATCTTTTAACTGCGCATCAATCAAATTAAATATATCCACAATACCCTTATACGCATTTTTAATTATATATTGTATTGGCGGACCATCGCGCATTGCAATAATGCGTTTTTGTCCAAGCATAAAAGTATTAACAAAACTTGCAATTTGATTAGTCACACGATATGATGTGCGCAGTAATAAATTGGCGTAATTGTTGTTAAACCAAATTGGATTTGAAAGCGTCAAATATCTTTTATCGGCGCCTTTAAATTCATAAACCGCTTGATTATGATCGCCAATTACAACAAGAATTACTGGGATGTCTGGTTGCGGCATATCTCGTAAGTATTTTTTCATAAGATCAAAAAGAACTTTTGTCATATCTTGAGACTCATCAATAATAATAATATCATAAGACATTTCACTCAATAGCGGCAAATTATCTGTAACAATTTTGCGAACGCCCATATCATTGAAGCCGATTTTGGAATAATATTCATAAGCAAGCCCATTAAATGTTTTAATTGTTAAATTTTCTAAATTTTCTTTAATTCTCTTGGCGTCAACTTCTAATTTAAGTGCGCGATTATATGTAACTTGTAATATATTTTTATTTGGTAATAGGGCTGCAAGGAATAAAACTGTAGTTGTTTTTCCAGCGCCAGCGACAGAACTGCACATAACATTTTGGTTTGCGATTACCGCATCGATAATTTGTTGTTGTTCGGCGGACGGTTGGCGAATCATTATTGTATATTATATGTATTATATATATTCAATCGGGAAACTTTTTTAAAAAAGTTTCCCGAACCCTTCAAAATCAGGAAACTTTTTAAAAAGTTTCCCGAACCCTTCAAAAATATCAACAGTCGTAATAAAACTATCAATTAGCAATGTGGTATTTTTGAGGGGTTTGGGGAACTTTTTAAAAAGTTCCCCAATTGAATCTATATTTTTTATAGGATATAAAGAAAATGATGTTTCAAGGTCTCAAAAGAACGGGTTCGCAATATGAATCCAAACAGTCCAAAAAGTCTAAAACTGTCGTTATTTTGGCAGAAGATAGCCAAGATGCTCCGATTCCAGCATCGCAAATTTCTGGAATCGGCGCAAGTCAATTATCAATTGCACAATTGGAAATGTATCGATTAACTCCGCGTTGCGATGATGATGCAGATGGTGATAATCATAACAATGCCAATAACAATAACAATAACAATGACGCCAATAATAATGCAAATAACAACAATGCCAATCATAACAACGCTAATAATGACAATAATAACAATAACAATAATGCAAATAATAATAATGATAGTGCAAATGACGCCAACGCTGTTAATATCATTCTATCAAACAATGAATCATCCGATAAAAGTTCCGGCACAGTAATTCCCAGGCCAGCCATTTCGGCAGTTGAATATTGTAAATTTCTGGCAGAATTAAATTGGTCTCATGAATACAATATTATGAATTATGAAATTATGATTCATTTATTTAAGTTTGCAATGAATAACACCAGTCGTTCTAAGACAATTTATGTAAAATGGTATGAGGACAAGGAAAAAACTATGAGTTTGGATATTCAGCATATTATTAAATATAATGGATTTACACTAGATGGCAAAATCGAACTTGTTGATGAATTTGTAATTAGTGAGGCATACAATTCTTATATTTGCACAAAGAACCAATGCGAGCCATTCAGAAGCAGTATTAAACAGAAATGTTACAAGTTTCAGGTTAGCTGGAATTAAATTATATATATATTTTTTTATTTACTGCTTAAAAAAAATATTAAACAGGAAATATGGCTGATTGACGCCAGAATGGACACCATTTTGGCAACATTCCCCCACGATAAACGTAACTAGATAGACAACATATAATTGTAACAGTAAATGAAACAATAAGAATAAATGCAATAACAATATTCATCCAAATATCATAGCGCGTATGTAGTGAAGATGTTAGTATATTATCGCCATTGAAATAGCATTTTATCACAGTATTCTCATATTCCATAATTGCGGAATTGCTTTCAGATTCGCTTTTGTATTTATATGGATATATGTTATATTGTGTAAAATTTTCGGAAAGTTCTGTGTATGTGCAACCCACCACATATTTTAGCGGAACTCTAGTATGTATACTTGCCACACAGTTCGATAAATAACAATCCCGGCGATCATAATCATACTGACTACGCATATCGATATATATAAATAAATGAATAAATGCTATAATTGTTGCAAGCATTACAAATGGAGAATACGCTGCTAAACAAGCGCATATATCTATAATTCTGGCAATCATCTTATATTCTATAGAAAAACAGATTCAATTGTATATACCATTTTATAAAGTTCCTCCCATTTGAATATTATTTTTTATTATATATAATAATAAATATGGCGACTTATGATATTGTTAAGATGCATTTAAATATGCATTTTAGCGGAATGAGTGATTCTGTAGAGATAATGAAGATGATTTCGGTAGATAAACACAAACATTATTTAATGTATGAATGTGCGGCGGCTGACAAATATGATATGGTTTTATGGGCGCATCTGTCAAATGACGTGTTGGACTCTATTGGCGCTGTGCGCTCAACTATTAAAGGCAGTCCGCGCGATATGGGAATTGATTGTGCAAAGCCTGATTTAAGCAAGGTTTTGCAAGCAAAATATTACGGCATTAATTCGCGAATTACTTGGCGAACTATTTCAACATTTTATATGTATGCTGACGCATTAAATATTGGCTCAGATGGTAGAATTGTTGTGCATCCGGACCAATCTTCTATTGATAAAGTTTTAGCAATTGCTAATAAAATTAAATTTGAAATATTAGATGAAAGCGCTGTTGAAGAAATGATTATTAAAGTATTAAATTTACCTGCAGAAAAAAATGATTATGAATTTAATGAAATTGATGATATTAAAGATGCTGTTGAATATTTAGATGATAGCGATATTGAAAATGATAGCGATGATATTGATAGTGAAAATGATAGTGAAAACGATATTGAAAATTCTATTGCGGAAACTGATAATATTGATATTGATGAAAATGATAATGTTGATATTGCCGAGAACGACATTGCTAATGAAAATGTTAACATTAATAAAGAAATTGAATTACGACCATATCAAACTGAATGCATAGATGCTGTAATCAGCAATTTATATTTTGAAAACGATAATGACGATGCTGACAATGAACAACGAATTGCAAAGTTTCAATTGGCTTGCGGACTTGGAAAATCTATAATTATTGCAGCGGCAATTAAACGCATTTACTCGATAATGAACAAAAAATATTTAATTCTAGTTCCATCGAGAGCTTTATTATATCAAATGAAAAGAGATTTTAAATTGGTTGCGCCGGAATTAACCATTGGATTGGTAGGCGATGGCAATAAAGAATTAAATAATAATATTATTATTTGTGTTTACAATTCACTAGCGCATGTTATGAACATTGATTTTAATTTAGTTATTGTTGATGAAGCCCATCATTTACAAAATGATAATGTCTGGCGAAATATGTTAGATAATTTAAACTGTTATAGATTTGCATTTTTCAGCGCGACATTATACGATGAATATAGTGAAATTGATTTTGGTCGAGATATTGATTTTGGGGTTGAAAACGGATATTTGACAGATTATGCGTTGATGATTCCTGTATTTCGAGAAATTAGTGACGGAGATAATTATATGAATCAACTGGCAGAATTAATTGTTTTGCATCCGGAATGGACTCATATTTTGGCATATTGTAATAGTTTAGAATCAGCTAGTCGATTTAATGACATATTAAATAATGCGACTATTCCATCGATATATTTTGACGGGAGTTATAAAATTGCTGAACGAAACAAAATTATTGATGGATTTAATAATAGCAAATATAGGGTCTTATCAACAGTTCAAGTGCTGTCTGAAGGGTTAAATATACCAATTGCGAATACATGCATTTTCGTTGAACCTAGGAATTCTGCGATTAATGTTGCACAGTGTGTTGGGAGAATTTCACGATTACATTCAACAAAATTAATGTCATATGTTATTTTACCGTCAGTGAATGAAGAAACTGATTTAAAAAGATTTTTAAAATTAATGGGGAATTACGATAAACGGTTGTATAAAATGAATACGAGCAGGAATGCAAGATTAAATATTATGTATGATTTGGTTACAAAAGATGATAATGAAAATGCTGATAATAATGACAACAGCGACAATGAATTGCTATATTTAAAAATCTATGAGAACATTCGCGATATGATTAGCGAAAATTCCGGAAACTGGATGAATAAATATAGTGCATTGATAGAATATTTAACTATTAATAATAAATTACCAACACGTTCCGATGATAATTTTGGGTACTGGATAACTACGCAACGCGCATGTTATAAAAGACATATAATGCCGACTGATCGGATTGAGTTATTAAATAATTTGCAATTATGGGTTTGGAATGCCGCGGATTATGACAATATTTGGATGAATAGGTATAATGCATTAGTAGAATACATTACTATTAACAATAAATTACCAAAACAATCTGATAATAATTTTGGAAAATGGATAGCGCGCCAACGCATAGCATATAAACAAAATAAAATGCATATTAGTAGGGTTAAATTATTAAATCAAATATCGTTATGGGCTTGGGATGTTGCAAATTATGACAATATCTGGATGAATAAATATAATGCGTTGGTAGAATATTTAACTATTAATAATAAATTACCAAAACAATCTGATGATAATATTGGAAAATGGATAAATACCCAGCGTGTAGATTACAAAAGAAATAAATTATCGATTAATAGAATTGAATTATTAAATAATTTGCAATTATGGGTTTGGGACATAAATTATGACAATATCTGGATGAATAAATACAATGCGTTGGCAGAATATTTAACTATTAATAATAAATTACCAAAACAATCTGATGATAATTTTGGAAAATGGCTGCATACCCATCGCGTAGCCTACAAAAGAAATAAATTATCAATTAATAGAATAGAATTATTAAATAACTTACCATTATGGATTTGGGATGCTACCATAGATATAAATGCGATTTGGATGAATAAATATGATGCATTGGTAGAATATATCACTGTTAATAATAAATTACCAAAATATTCCGATAATGTGATTGGAAAATGGATAGTGAAACAACGCCAGGAGTATAAAAATCATAAAACAACCACTGATCGAATTGATTTACTTAATAAATTACCTTTATGGGTTTGGGATTCTGCAAATTATGATGATATTTGGATAAATAAATATAATGAATTGGTTGAATATTTAACTATTAATAATAAATTACCAAAACGATCTAATGATAATCTTGGAAAATGGATATCAGTCCAGCGCACAGAATATAAAAAAAATAAAATGCAGACTACTAGGGTTGAACTATTAAATCAATTACCGTTATGGATTTGGGATGCTGCAAATTATGATGACATTTGGATGAATATATATAATGAATTGGCGGAATACATTACCATTAATAATAAATTACCAAAACAATCTGATAAAAAATTCGGATCATGGATAGATAATCAACGCCAAGAGTATAAAAAAAATAAAATGTCGATTAATAGGGTCGAATTATTGAATCAAATACCGTTATGGCTTTGGAATGGCATAGATATAAATGCGATTTGGATGAATAAATATAATGAATTAGTGGAATATTTAACTATTAATAATAAATTACCAACACGTTCCGACATAAATTTGGGATGTTGGATAAATACCCAACGCCGAGAGTATAAAAATAATAAAACAACCACTGATAGGATTGATCTACTTAACATTTTACCATTATGGAAATGGCTAACCAACTAAATATTAATTACTAATAAATAAAAAAAACAATTACTACCCTCCAATTTTTTTAATTAGTCATTCACTTTGCCAATTAATTCTCCCAATCTAACTTCGAATTCAAAAATAGCATCCTTAAATTTGTCTTCTTCATCCAGCAATTCTTCTATAAATTCCATATTTATCGGCCGCGCCTCAATCAAATGAAAAGGGCATTTTATACTCGGCGATTTCAATCCAATAATTTCCCAATATTCAGGCCGAATTTTATTAGCCCCAATACTATCGCTTCTCAATGTCGGCCAGCCAACAATTTGTTTATTCAATTCATTTAAAACCCCATAACAATTTGTGCATTTAGAAAATTGCAAAACATCATCTAGATTCGGCTGCATATCACGAATTAACTCAACAATTAAATTTTCGTATAACAAACAGCTGCAAAACTTTCTATCTTTTGGCAAAAAGAAATATAACTGCTCAAATAAGCTGTTCAAATTACAGTCAATTTGTTTAGCCGCTGCATTTACAATTCCGCGCCGTTTTGAATATACAAATTCAGTAATATTGCCACCGCAAGCATATTCAATTCCGCCAAAAGTGACTGTATCAAATTCCATTTATAAATCACTCAAAGAAAATTTAACTATATAATATATTAAGTATAATTTTAAACAGTCCACAAATGTCGACAAAACCGGAAAGATTTGATCCATATACAGATCCATGTGAATGCTCTTGGACCCTACACGACGAAAATATGGAAGGTCCTGCATTTTGCGCAAAACCAGAAACTATCGCCGTCGTCGCTGATTTTCTAAAAATTGATGAAACAAACCCCGAAGAAATCATTGACGCCGCAAAAGAAAAATTGCAGTGTGATTCAGAAAAATGTGTTTTAGAAACCATATCAAAAGAACTGCCCGCCAACAAACAAAAAATTGTTGAAACTGATTTGGACACTCGATTTAAAATGATAGGGCCTGACGACACTACTGCGCTATTTAACAATTATCATATTGACAAAACATTATCAGCTTGGGAAAAATTAAATTCAGAATTCAAACATATTCCATTTCAATTTATTGATTTCAGAGAAAAAAATACTATTCTTGAAACGCTCGATGTTGTGCGATTATATAAAAACGGCGTTAGAATGATTGGTTGCGTTTTAAATACAGATTATAGCACAGGTCCCGGAAAGCATTGGATTTGCATGTTTATCGATATGAGAAATTCCGATGAATTTTCAATAGAATTCTTTAATTCGTCCGGCCGCCCGCCAATTTATAACAATAACGCAATTATGAATTGGATGTGTGAAATCAAAAGAGATATTGAATCATTCGGGAAAATAGCCGTAATTAAAACAAACTCTATTGTTCATCAACAAAGTAATACCGAATGTGGCCCATATTGTATGTATTTTCTATATAACCGTATTAAAAATGTCCCGTTTGAAAGATTTTCAACCCAACGAATTCCCGATGCAGATGTTACTGAATTCCGCGAACATCTATTCACCTAAGAACCCATGCGTTCTTAAGATCTCGTGGAACCCCTCAAAAATAAGAACCCATGCGTTCTTATAATCTCGTGGAACCAATACACTCTTACAATCTCGCCTTGATATTAAAAAATATAATTATATAAACAAAATGGATACAATTTTCGATTTAGAATCTCTTTTAAAATCAAAATCAATATTATATAGCAACTGTAAAGATTGCAATGAAGCAATCGCAATTATATTAAGAAATGAAGATATAGATGCTGTTTCATTTCCAAAACAATATATTTTTAATCTGACTGCTGGAAATACATCCAAGGTCGACAATGCTTATGTTTTTGAGTTTATTTTACACAACAATACTGATATAATAAATATTGAAAATATAACTAACAATTCAGTCGGCGGCGAAATCAAAGTTGAATATTTCGCAGATGATAAAAATCTCGGAAACATTTCTAAATATCCCATATTTAAATTAGTATGGTCTCGACACAGTGTGCGCTTAACATTTATTAATAATCCAATTGATACATCAATTGAAGTGAATACTCGGAATTTAATATTAAGCAGCCCAATATCGAAGTGTATGTTGTTTAATAAATTTACAATTGATGGAATTAACTTCTGAGTATTGAATGGTCCAATTACAATCTCGCCTTGATATTAAAAAAATATAATTATATAAACAAAATGAATACAATTTTCGATTTAGAATCTCTTTTACGATCAAAATCGATATTATATAGCAACTGTAAAGATATCGATGAAGCAATCGCAATTATAGTAATGAACAACTCTATAGATATTGTTTCATTTCCAAAACAATATATATTTAATCTAACTGCTGAAAATACATCCAAGGTTGGCGATGCTTATGTTTTTGAATTTATTGTAAAAAATGGTGTTGACATATTAAGTGTTAAAGATATAATGACTGGCCTAGTTGGCGGGGATGTCAAAATCGAATATATCGGAGGCGATACAAATTTTGGAAATGTTTCTAAAATTCCCATTTGTAAAGTGTCACATTCACACAATCGTATACGATTGACATTTACCAATAACCCAATAGGAACATCAATTGGGATGAATACTCAGAATTTAATATTGGATAATCCAATTAGAAATTTCATAACGAGAAACAAAATTATAATTGATGGAGTCATTTTCTAAATGGCGATATTCTAATTTTTTTTATTATAGATAGATTTAAAAAATCTATCGGCAAACTATAAAAAATCTATCAGCAAACTATAAAAAATCTATCAGAAAACCATATTAAACATATATATAATAAATATATATAAAATGAGCAATACTGTTGATTTGAATGAATATCTAAAAAATAAAACAATCTTACATTCCAATTGTAATTGTTATGATGATGCTTTGCGTTTGCTTATTGTAAATGATAATGTAGACATTGTTTCATCAGATGCGAGCAAAACGTTCTTTTTAGATGATTCTAATACAGTTAAAGATGATGATCGATTTATTTTTAAATGTAAACTGCCAAGCGATGCTGATATTATAGTAATTGATAGTATTTACACAGATCCTCATAAAGCTGTTGAAATTGAATATATTGTTAACGGAAATAATGTTGGATATGTTTCCAAACTTCCAATTTGCGGCAGATCAATAGTTATGAGATTAACTTTTGTATCTAATATTTCAGATATTAGACTTAATATCAATATGAAAAAAATGGTTTTAAATCCTGCAACTAGGCAGTTTATGGTGCAAAATAAAATTATAATTGATGGAGTCATTTTATAAATGGCGATATTCTAATTTTTTTTATTATCAGCAAACCATATTAAACATACATATAATAAATATATATAAAATGAGCGATCCTATTGATTTGAATGAATATCTAAAAAATAAAACAATCTTGCATACCAACCACAGTTTTTTCGAGGATGCTTTGCGTTTGCTTATTTTAAATAATAATGTAGATATTGTTTCATCAGATGCAACCAAAAAGTTCTTTTTAGATAATAGTGACTCTAAAGTTGTTGATAAATTTATTTTTGAATATAAACTGCCAAGCAATGCTGATATTATAGTAATTGATAGTATTTTAACAGCTCCGCATACTGCTGTTAAAATTGAATATATTGTTAACGGAAATAATGTTGGATATGTTTCCAAACTTCCAATTTGCGGCAGATCAATAGTTATGAGATTAACTTTTGTATCTAATATTTCAGATATTAGACTTGTTATCAATATGAAAAAAATGGTTTTAAATCCTGCAACTAGGCGGGTTATGGTGCAAAATAAAATTATGATTGATAAAGTCATTTTCTAAATGGCGACATTCTAAATAGATTTTTTATAGTTTGCCGATAGATTTTTTAAATTTTGCGCGGGTATGATCCTATTAATTCGACATTTGGATTTTCCACATTTCCGCGCAAAACACTTTCATATTCGCCAAGCATTGCAATTTCGCAGTCGTTTTTCAAGAACGATTCGCGCCATAACGGCTGATTTAAGAAATCGTCCACCCATTCCTTGCAAACACTAAAAAGAATATATTTTTTAGTTATAATATTTTTTGGTTTAAATCCAATACAATTACATGAATTTGGCCCGTTCAAATAATATACAATACAATATTTTCCCGATTTAGTTTCCGCAATCAATTGGTTTAAAATAGTAGGAACATAAGTATTCATTTTTATATATATCAATAAAAAATTATATTCAATATAATTAAAGACTCGCCGCGATTATACACTGACATATTACGTATAAAATCGATATAATTAAAAATATATAATATACTTTAACTGCATCTGTATAGAAATCATTTGAAAATAATATATATTTTTTGCAGCTATCGTAGTAACAATTATGTGATGTTCCAATAGCATAATCCGTATTCATCGCTTCTATTAAATAGTTTTCATTATCTGACGATTTTGCCGAACGATATGTAAAAATATTTTCCAATTCGTACAATGCGAATATATCAAATCTAATATTTACCGCAGAAATCGGATAGATTTCCGAATGTTTAATTATACACTTTCGCGAATCAATACATCGATTCCAATATTGTATATCAATCATTGCGGAAATTACTGCGAAAAGTAAAAATGCACATATTGAAACATTTGTAAATAATATAAATATATTTGTTAATTTATGGTTATTTGCAATAGTCGCATTTAATACGTGAAATTGTTCTACATCGCTCATCTTATATATATAAATAAATAGTATTCAATCGTAAAAAAATTACGATTAATTGTAAAAACTTCATATAAATACATTCTTGGGGTTCGATAATAGTAATAATACAAATGGAAGTAATATACATGCTATCATCACGTGTCTGTATATTACATATATATTTTTCGAAAACAATATATAATCACTATCTTTGTTGTAATAGCAGTTGTGTAAAGTTCCAACTGCATGGGTTGTATTAACTAACTGAATTAAATGTGTCTTATCATGGGATGATTTATACATATGATACACGCTTGTTTCATTGTATTCATAAGTTGCAAATAATCCAAATTTAGGTTCCGGATTAGAAATTTGATGTATATCAACATTTACGAACAGACATTTTTCTTTGGAGACATTATCATGCCAATATTGCACGTTAATAACCATAGTCGTAAAAAGCCATAAATAAACCCCTGAAGATATCAAAAATAACACTATATATACAACTTTGCGTGTCATGAACCTTTCAAGTTTTTGCATAATAGTCTTTCGACCTTCAATAGTTATCATTTTATTTTATATATATAAATAAATAGGATTCAATCGTAAAAAAGTCACGATTGTAAAATAACTAATAAATATTATTTTCCAGTTTGGTTTAAAAATTATAATAAAATAAAATATTATTTTGATATTCGCAAATGTCAGAAGAATTTCCCCCAGATGATGAAATCGTCAAACAAAAGAAATCGCGCGGCCGCCCAACTTCAAAAAAGAGTATTGCGTCTGCAATGGTGACTGGAATAACAACAACGCGCCAATCGGCCGATACTTGCTGCGAACTGGTGTCAAACCAACCGCAAATATTTAAAAAACTACCGGATATTCTTAAGGCATTCAACCAATTGAAATGCTGGATTAGATTACTTCCGCACCAAATAGAAATTAATTTGCGCGATCATTTGCGCCATAGCCACAATAAACTATATATGCCTGCCGATGCAATGGTTTCTTATTTCCTGGATCCAGATGCGCCCATTGCATGGATAAATCATACAGAAGATAAAGATCGCCCAGATTCGATGCATATTTGTTGCTCGCGAGAAAATCTATTAGAAATTTGTAAAGATGTCGGCGATGATTTTTTTGACTTTCGCATTATTGTCATGAAGTCGGTAAAAAAATGGTATATTTCAATTGCCGATAAACACGGTTGCACGGAAGTTAATGAAGTGCCGCGGCCAGTTAACATGGGTCATATTCCCGCACTCAATTCTCCAGAAGCAGAAGCGGAAGCATTTGATTACACCATAGATAAAAATTATGGTTTGTTTTTCGACATTACATCCGATAAGCTTAAAAATATAGTTACTCGCGCAAACGGCGCAAATATTACATTTTCTAAAATGACTGATTCTAAAAATATTAAGATCGAATCCGCGCCGCCAAACGGGGTTCCATTTTGGAATGTGTTTAATGATCCCGTAAAGATTAATTTAGTTCAAAATGTGCCAGACGAAGAGTATGTTGTTATATCAGTTAATTCTGACCACATGAAAATAGCCGCCAACACAAGTATTCAATTTATGAAAACAGTTCGCATTGGAATGTCTGCCGGAAAGCCTTTAAGCATTAAATGGTTTTCTTTAGATATCGATAACCGCGAAACATGTGTGTTGCATTCTTATGTCGACATTGTAAAAACTTCGGGAAGTTTATAGGCAACCCTCAATGTTATAAATTTTGTAAATACAGCAATAAATCCAAACATTCATCTTTTGCTATATAAAAAGAAATCATATTCCCGCCGTTGAAAATCGCAAATGTTATCATGCCATATTCAACCTGAACATGTGAACCGACATATGAATCTTTATCAATAATATTTTTTATCTCATTTTGCGGTAACATATCAATTGATATGCAACATAAAAACATTTGATGTTTTGGCTGAAATTTTATAATGTAGTTGCCTACGACAGTTATTGTCCAATTATTTGTATCGTAAACTTTATTCATAATGAGAATTAAAAGTTTCAATCTCTCAATAATAATTTTATTATATATATTATATTTTAACATATAGGTATTCACGAAAAAAAATTAAACAATAATTTGCCGAGGTTTGAGATAGTATAAAGCCATAGCTAAAAATGGTCCTATCACAAAACCCCACATCACTAAAATGGCTATCAATCCAGCTTGTGAATTTGTAAAATCATAATTTGAAAATAACAAATAATTGTAATGTTTATCATAATAGCATTTATGGAAAGTTCCAACAGCATGCGTTGTGTTTGCCAATTCAAACAAATAAGTTTCATCATGCGACGATGCCGCCATGTGGAGTATAACAATATCGTTATATTGATACAAAGCAAATAATCCAAAACCTGATTTTGGATTTGAAATTTGATATACATTTGTTTCAATAAATTCGCATCTTTCTTCGCTAACATATTTGTTCCAATATTGGACATTAATTGATAAAATGGCTGTTCCGGTTATTAATCCGCAAAATATTACTAAAACTTTGAGTGATTCATTTATAAAATATTCCATACGCGAGTTATAACGCATTTTGTAAATATATCAGTTAAAAATATGACATTCAATCGCTCTACAACAATAAATCAAATATTGATGGCTGGCGATTAATATCGTCCACGGATTTATCCGCTAATGAAGTCATAATTTCCGGAAAATCAATTTTATTAAACAGTGTGTCGGCCTGTATATCGCCAAATCTAGTATTTAAATTATTAGTAAGAGCCGAATCAACGCGTTTATAAGAATCTGTAATAGCGGCCATATTCACCAATAATTTATTAACATCTGTCGAAGATGTAATTAATGAATTTTTAATCCCTATTGCACAGACTTTCATTACCGCCTTTATAATATCACGTGTTGTCTGAAACTTAAATGTTTCTTTACCGCGCAACCAATCGCGCATTGCC